GAAATTTATTAAAAAAGTATACGTACCTGCAATAATTATTGGTGCAGTGCTTGGTGCTATAGATTGAGGAACCCAAAAACGGAATGTTGAACTATTATCGTATCTGTCGTTTATTCTTAACCATCCTGCACCAACAACTGAAGCATCACTTATTTGAGGAACTTTCCACTCATCTATAGGTCCTCTATTCATCATTATAGGAGTTCCAGTACCTAATAAAGAAGTTTTATTTGCTGGAATTTTTACATGTAATTTTATATAACCTGAATAATCACTAAATAATATAAATCTAAACTGAATAGTCATTTGATTTCCTATTATATAATAATAAAACCAACTAGCACCAGCTGAAGTAAATATTGACAAAATTGGAGCTGGATCTGTACCATTTCCACTACTTTCATATTGTAATAAAGTAGAACTACCTGTACTTATAGTTACAGGTACAGATGTAGGTGTTACATTAAGTACATCATCAATAGCATTATCTACAGCAGTAGCTACTCCATTTTCAAATTGGCTAGAATCTAGTACTTCAGCAAAAAAACTACTTGCAGCAAAATTACCAGGTAAAACTAAACCAGTAAATGTTTGTTCACATTCAGTACCATCTTGATCAAAATTTATTACTAAATCTTCATCAGCTCCTTCTCCTCTAAATCTTAAACTAATTTCAGCTAAAGGATTACAAGCAGGATCTCCAGCATCTCCTTTAGGACCAGCAGGACCTTGTGGACCTTGACTACCACTACCTCCACTATCACCACATCTATCATAAAATAACTCATTATCAATAGCATAGTCAATAGCTTCTTGGTTAGTCATGCTAACATTACTATTAACAAAAGCTTGGAAACAAGTAGGAACAGTTAATTGAGCATCAGTACCAATAAGGTCATCAGCATATATAATATACAAGTAAGCGGATTGTCCATCATTACCTGTATTTAAGTTTGTTAGATTATCATCACAGCAATCACACATATTTATATTTTTAATTATTAATTACAACCACAATCAGAATCAAATAGATTTACTAAAGTATTAACAGTATTATATAAATCATTTAGTTTATTTAATTCAGTATTACATTTAGTATTTTCTTCTAAACTTTTAAATAAAGTCCAGATAATTAAAGCATCTTCTTTCTCTTTACCACTAGAACAATCACATTCAGTTATTCCAATATCAGCAAGTATTTTAGATACTTTACATTCTAATTGACATTTAGCAAAGAACTTATTAGTTCTTGTAACAATAGAATTATCATCAAGAGTAACTCTATATTCAAATTTATACATACCATCAGATATAGGACCTAAAGCAGAAGAAGCAGTATAGCCTAAATCATAGCTATCAATTACATATTCTCTAGTAGAGTCTATAGTAGGAAAGTTGTCTAAATTTGTACTAGTATTATTACCTTGAGTTATATCTAAGGTAACACTAGTATTATTAGGCTTAGTAATAATTAATTCTGCTTTTACAGCATCAGCTAAAGGTGTGTTGGGAGTATTCCATCCATTTAGATTACTAGTTGAATAAGCTCCAGTTGTTTCAGAAAACCTAAAGTATTTACAACTAGCATCTTGACAAATATTAAAATTTAATTTTAAAGCCATTTAATTTGTATTATATAAAAAAGGGTAGAGTAATTTAACCCTACCCTTTCTATAGTTAGTTTAACGTAATATTATGTAGTTGGAACAATAGCTGCTGTACTTGGGGCCCAAGCTTCAATAGCATCACAAATGTCATCTAGTTTATTTCCAGAAACACGAGTTGCTAAATTAACAGCTAATCTTAATTGTTTAAAGTTAACAGGATTATGAAGAATATCAGTACCACCTGCTACATCAGACCATTCTAAATCTACAATAGAATATTTACCAGTAAATTGAACATTTTTTCTCCAAGTTACAGGAGGAATTTGAATAGTGTTTTGGTCAAAAGCACCTTCAAGTAATTGAAAGAACCATTCTTCTTCAGCAACTTGTTCATAAGTACCAATACCTTCAGTAGGAGCGGTAGCTTTATCACTTATTACAGTAGTAGAAAAATTTTGTGCAGTAGTAGTCCATTTAGAAGTCTCATATCTAAAAACACCTTCTTGAAATCTCTTTTGTGGTAAACCAGTTAATTTAATACCCCAAGAAGTAATAGTAGCCATAGTACCAGTCATAGAAGCAGCAGTAGTTCCACCAACAATATAACCAGTCTCACCTTGCCAAGCAACATCTAAATCAAAACTAGCAGCAGCAGAAGCAGCAGTACTAGCTAAGTATTTAACTGGTACAGCATTTCCAGAAGCAACAGTTACTGCAATAAAAGTGTAAGCACCTCCATCAGTAGTATCATAAGCAGCAACTGGAGGTAATCCAGAATAGCTAGGGTTATAAGTAATAGTTACAGTACCTGTAGCAGCAGTAGCAGTAGCTTGAGAACTACCAGCATTAATAGCAGCAGCTATAGCAGTACCATTAGCTGTAGCATCTCCAGCATCAGCAACATAAAAAGTTTCATTTCCTATATATACAACATTAGCACCAGCTGTTGAACCAGAAGCGTTTGCACTAAATGTAAAAGTTCTACCGCTAGTTGAAGGGAAATTCCATACATCACCTACAGCAGTTGTAAAAGTTGAAGCTGTTACTCCAGCATCTTGAGAAGCATCTTTAACATAAGCTCTTACTGTTTTAGAACCTTTAGTAACTTTAACTAAAGTTCCAGTACCTGTAAAATCTGATAATGTACCATTAGAAGTTCTCTCTACTTTATAAGGTAGATTAACATATTTTTCTACATCTAAAATCATTGCTTTAGTTAAAGCCGCAGCTACAGTAGCAACAGTATCAGTTGCACTATTGTATTTATATCCTACAATAGATTCCATTAGTTTATCAGAAAACTGAGTAAACATTGTATTAAAAGTATTTCTTACTATAATACTTGTTCCAGTAGCAGGTAAAGCTAAAGCGTAGCTTGTACCATCATATCCAATATAAGATACTTGTTGAGTAGCAGCAGTATAACGCTTACCATAAGCAGCAACAGTGCTTCTTTTTACTGGAGCAGACATAATAAGTGGTTTTCCTGCACCTTGAGATTGTACAAAACGTACTCTTTCATATTTAGCAGAAGTAGAAATGTTAGAAGTAGCACTTGTAAGTACTTTACTTTCTTCATCCACCATAGCAACTACACCAGCAGCAATAGAATCAGAAAACACTGTTCCTTCAGCAGGATAGTTATCAACCCCTGCATCTATTAACAACATTTTGTGGTTGTTTAAGTTTTTCATTTTAATTTAAAAATTTAGTTTATAATTATATTAATTTATTTATACAAATTTAGAGTATATTCTCTATACTCTTAGAATTAATTTTATTTAAATTCAAAATTTCTATAGCTTTTAACCTATATTCTTTTGAGATTCTATCATAAATCTATTCCAATTACCTGTATTACTTAGAGCTAGTTCTAAAGTTTTATTTAGAAGCTCTCTATGTACTTGGTCAGATAATTCTGATACTCTGTTAGTGCTAGTACCAGTTAATACAATAGGTTGAGGTTTTTTGATATATCTAACATGATACTTAGTTACTTGATATGTACCATCAGTAATAAGTTCTTGTCTTCTACCAGCTATTCTCATCCTAAATACTCTGTCTTTATTAGGTCTATTAAAAGGATCTCTTGTAAGAGCTGTAAACTCATTATGATTAATTTCTTTAATAGCTGCTCTTTTAAACGTATTATAAGTAGGTGAAGTTGTACAAGTATCTTTCATATTAGTAATAGCCTCTTCAAATACAGTAAACCAAAATACATCAGAATAATCTGTTGGGTCAGCTATTAAAGTATTAGGAAGTAGAAAAAATCTACCATTAGGCATATTATCTACACTTGGAACTTCAGGACTTAATTGAGCATCTTTAACTAATTCACCTAAATCTTGAATCCTTTTTTCAGTTTCTTCAAAACCTTCTTTCTTAGGATTAGATAGATTATCATAATAAGAAGTAACCAACAATTCCTGAGCTTCTGTAGCTATTAAAGATAGCTCAGCTGGGGTATATGGTGAAATTGATAAAGTAGAAATTTCATCAAATTTAACATAAAATTGCTCAAGGAATTGTTGTACCGTCATAGTATTATACTTCTTTTAATATGGATTACTTATCTAATTGTGCTTTTAGTTTAAGGTAAATATCTTGATTACCTTTTGACTCAAGAAACTCTACAGCCTCTTGTAAACTTGAAGCAAACTCCTCTCCTCCATACATTTTTATACCACCTCTAGTAGTTCTTTCTAAGACATTCTTAGCTAAACAATCATTAATAAATACCTTAGTATTAAATGATTTATCATTAACAATATCTAAAAACTCTTTAGGGTTATTATCTATTAATTTTTGAACTTCTGATTTAAGAAAATCTAAATCTTTATTAGTAGTTCTTTTATTTATTACTTTCAATACATTCTGCATTTTACTAGCAGAATCTTCTATTTTACCAAATGCTTTGTAAACTTCTTGCATCATAGATGCTTTATTAGCATTAGATTTAATTTCTGTTTCAGTATCTACAAGAGCATATTGATACTCTCCAGACCTACCTTTATCCTCCCAACTAGGAGCAATACGTCTGTCTACTTTTAAAACTTTTAACTTTAGAACATCCATTGGATTACCTAAATCCAACACAATCCCATCTTTATCTAACTGAACTCTAAACTTACGCCAGAAATCATTGTTTTTATCATAAAATGATAAAGCTCCTTTTGTTAGATTTAGTTCTTCTTCAAATACTAATTGTTCTTCTTTTGTCAAAACAGCTACTAATGAGTTTGTTTTAGAATCTATAGGAAGGCAAATTGACATTACACATCCTGTATACCTAAACTCTCCATCATGACCAGCTGGAAAAATTCCATTATTCCTAACTATAGGCTTGACTAGAACCTTTTTGCCAGGAGATAGAAATTTACTAATTGTTACTTTTTCTATTGTTTCCATATTAAATTTAATTGTTTTATTATTAAGATATTTAAAAGCCCCCTAAACTTACAGGTCTAGGAGGCAATTAAATAAAATATATTATGTAAGAGAAGGGATAAACCTAGCTATTCTCATAGGGTTATGGACCTTAACTCCACCAACGTGTGCTCTTAAAACTTCATAGCCATCTACTTTAGAAACAGTCATACCAGGTTTAGTAGCATTGTTTGTAGGAGAGAAAGGATCTCTTAATCCTGGGATATATTTGTAAATATCTTCAGAACCTTTAACCTTAACTTTTTGAATATTAGCAACTCCTTGTTGAGTACCAAAATCTAAAATTAAATACTCATAAGAACTTAACAAACCACCATCAGGGTGAACTGGAGAACCTAAAGAAGGATCATCTAAGAATGGAATGTGCATCAATTCAACTTTAATACCGTTGATGAAAGCATATTCTACAAATTGTCCTTGGATACCCATTTTAAATCCAGATCCTGTGATTCTTGTAGTTTCACGAGTACCTTGATTAGCAAGAGCTACAGTTTTTAATTCAATAGCTTTAGAGAATTGTCTCATACCATATTCTCCAGTACCAAGTACAAAACGTCTTTGATCTTCAGGTAACTTACCAACAGATAAACTCATTAAAATATCACTAAGTACATCTACATCAAAAGTATTGTAATAGTGAACATTAGAAGGAGAAATTTGCTCATAGATACCAGAACCCATTTTAATTTCATATCCTGATTCACCTCTCATAGCATAAGTGTTTTGAGAAGTTTTGTTTTGTCTACCAAACAATTGTAACATTGCTTTTTGACGTTTAAATTGTACCATGTGATCATAGTCTAATTTACCAATCCAAGTAGTATGACGCTTACCTAAAGCATCTATAAAATAGAAACCTAAAGGTGCATTCTCTCCTTGGTTGATCATATTACCAGGAACCATGTAATCAGATCTAATCATAGAACATCTGTTCTGCATTCTAAATGGAGAACTAAAGTTAATTGATGTAGAGCCTCTTTGAGATAATGTTTGTTCAACTACTGAGAACATTTTAACAAACTTAACGCCTGCTGTTAATTTTTCAATAGGACAATACAAAGTACTATCTCCTGTTACTAATTGTACTTTATACAACCAGTTTTGACCATTTGGAATTGGATCTTCAACAATTCTAAATTGGTATACTTCTTTTTCAGTATATCCAAAAGATATAACATCTACTGCTTCAAAGATTCTATCTGCAAACTCCAAGTAGAAATTTGAGAATCCTACACCAGGTTGGCTAGGAGCAGTTGACTTATCTAGACCATATGCACCTAATAAAGGGATATTTCTAAATACTGATTGAGAGTTTAGCATCCATTCAAATGGAGCATCTCTCTCTATTTCCAATGTAGGAAACTGGTCCATAAACCTATCAAGGTCTAGACCTAAGTTAACACTGTAGATATTGTCTATCATATTAGAGATCATTATTGGCTGTTGACCAAACATAGCTCCAATATGATTTTCAGTGGTTAGACCACTCCAATCTTTTGGTGAAAACTTTTGTAGAGGTGAAATTAATTGACTCAT